TTACCCTTTGTCGGGCGCATCAGGCCAGTTCACCTTCTCTTCTACTCCCGTGCTCACCCTGTAAACTTCAGCTAAGTGTTTTTTCCAGTCATTGAGTTTTTGCTTTTCTTCTTCATTTAGACCGTAAACATCCTGCACTACAGTCAGCATGCGTATTTCTGTATCAGCCCTTTCTAACAGCGCATTCTTTATCGACTGGTTTTCCTCAATGGTTCTGCCTTCCTGTTCAGGGATATCAACCCAGGCTGGCAAGCCATCTTTTCCTGGCCCGCGTTGTTTACCTTCCGGAGGTTGACTGATAAATTTGAGCCACATTTCATCTGAAACTGGTATAATATCTTCCCGCCACGTGCCAGACTTCTTGTAGGCCGTCTCCTCATCCAGTAAATAAAAGGCATCAACTTGAGCACTGTAACCAAATCGCATGATTAACACCCCATAGCCAGCCAGTAGAATGAAGATTCACCTTTCCCTGCGTTTAATGTAAATTGAAATCTATCAACGTTATCAACATACGTATTATCTTTACTCATTCCGTGCTTGCCGGCTTGCGTTATTAAAACAATCAAACACCGGGAAGGGAAAGTAATATAATATTTTACAATACCGTCTTTTGGGCGACTGGTATGCCCACCTTGAATCATAAATTTGCTTTCCGGGTCTTTCCAGACTAAACGCGAACGATGTTCACCAACAAATCCAGCTGAACGTTTAATTATCCATTCTTGTAAACTTCCTTCCCAGGTCTTGCCATAAATGCCGCCTTCAGTCGTAATTTCTGCATCTCCAATCTTGAATACACTGTCCGTACTCAGCGAGCCTTCAATTTTAAGTGGCCCTTTTACTTTGCCACCGCTGACAGGGATGTAGCGACGATCCAGCTCATCCCAGTCATTTTTCTGCTGGCTATTACACAGGATCCACGCATTCAGGGCCGCGTTCCACTCGATTTCATTTTGCTGGCAGACGCTGAGGCTGCCCTTATCGAGTTCTTTGGGTGTATGGTCATAGATTGGGTATGAAGGAAGATCGCCGACACGAAGTTCGCAGGTCCCGGTGTTCGTTGAGGGTGTGCGGAAAAAAAGACGCATACCATCTGTCAGTTTTGTGACCGGTGGCTGACAGACCAGATGATAGTTATCGCCCTGACTTTCAGCTTTGCCCCTGTTAAGATGCCCCTGCTGTACAGCTGCGATAAAGCCATCCTCAGGCAGAAAAGGCGCACCCGGCATCATGAAAATACTGGCCTTCGTAATGGTTTTCATGCCCGCCGTCACCGTTATTACCCAGGCTGCAACATAGCCTGCATCCGGCGTAGGCGTGATCTGTGAACCTGTCAGTGAAGCCTCCCCGGCTTTCAATTCCAGGCGACAGACGCCTGATCGTTTACCCGGCTGAGCCATGCCTGAGTTACCTAGCCCGCTGAACGCCTCCGCGGGGTTTGCCGCGTTGTAGTAAGGCATGATGATTTCTTCAGCGTCTACATCCTCATACTTTACCTGTACCAGATAATTTATGCTTTGCCCTGCTGTTGCAGGGGCACTCAGTCTGAAAGACGTTGATGTGCAGATCAGCCCTTGTTTAAGGATAAGCTGTGACGTGTCAGCCGGAAGTGATGAATAAGGTGTGTTATCCGGATGCTCTAAACTGTAAATCTGACCTGGCCCGACAATAACGCTCAGGGATGCCGGGCTGTCGGGTGTGCAGCTCAGACCATACAGGCAGGTCTCTGAACCCAGTACCGCCATGGCAAGCCTGGCCAGGCCTGTCATGGCGAATTTATTGGTGTTGAGAAGGTCGGTTTCGAGTGGAATGGCACCCGGATAAACAATCTGACGATCCATATATTTCTCCATAAAAAAGGCCACCCGCAGGGTAGCCAGAGTGTGACCGAAATCAGGGGTTCGGCAGTCAGTGAATGCGGACCCAGACAATCGTACCTTCCATTTTCACGGCCGCGACTGCTGCATAAATCTGTTTATCCGTCACGCGGCGTGCAGACATGTTTGCAGAAACATACTCTTCGTCCGGAGCAGTGCTGTATACGGATGTGGGGACATCGCTGTCAGTCATCCGTGCATTATCCTTGCCTTTAGGACGACGGACCTCCACAAAGGCCTGATAAGGCAGATTAAAAGATCCATATCTCCCGGCAGCGCCATAGCCGATTGCCGGTCCGCCATAAGCCCCCGTATCTGCAGGGCGCAGGGTCTCAAAAACAACCGGTCTATTCCCGGTCAGAGCTTCAAGAATGTCGATGATCCCCTGTCGGGTGCCCCGTTCCCGAAGCAGACAGGTTCTGATCTGAATCCTCAACTGCTCGTCCGACATCCCAGCTGGCCTGATAAGGTTGTTACCAAAGAAGTCATACGCGGCAATGTCCAGCCAGCCACGGGTGGCTGTTGCGAGACGTGTCTGAGAACGTGCATAGAGATAGAGTGTGTAGCACCAGGCCAGTGATTTCGCGCATGCTGTCAGCGCGCCGTGCAGAACCGGACTTTCGTCAGCAAACCAGCCAGCAGGAAGGAGGGTATGAAGCCGGGTGTAAAAATCATGTTGATCGCCTATGGCCATTCAGCTCACCACGACGTTTTGGGGACGAATTACCTCTTTATGAGATGCAGCCATATCGGCGGTGCCGCCATTCAGTGTCAGGGATGAAACATTGGTCACCAGCTGACTGACGCCGTATGCCACTTTAATCAACTGGGTATAAGACAGCAGTTGTCCCAGAACAAGGCTGTCGATGTACTGCTTAATAGCCGTTCTGACCTGCATGACGATTTGGTCATGATCAGCCATATCATCAGTGGTGATCACCATAATGACATCAGCCTGGATCACCACTGGGCGAAAGACACCAAAAGAAATGGTAAATCCCCTTACTTCATCAATAGCCGCATAGGCTCGCTGGAGAAACTCTGAGCTTGGGGTGCTGCTGCCGTCATCCACCACGGCATAAAAGTAGCCCGGCTGTTTCGGGCCATTCCATGAGAAATTTTCTGTCAGGGTGTAACTCACGCCATTCTGAAGATTGCTGATGGCAAAGCCGATGGCCGCTCGTGTGGCTTTAGACAGGGAGGCGATCCACAACACAAATCTCGCCCGGTAGCCGTCATCCCCCTCTGCATTCTTGCCGTTAACAAACGCGGTATTGTTGGTTACAGTGTCCACGTAAAGGATTGCGCCTGAAATGATCGTAACCGTGCCCGGCTGTGCGTTACCTGCTGCGCCTGCCCTTTTCGCCTGCACCGGAACCACCAGGGAAATTGCGCCCGCCGCGATGACATACCCTGACTGAACAGGGTCCCAGGCACTCATGGTCTTATCTTCAATAACGGCGTAATGCTGGGTACCGTCAGTTGTGGTGACCTGCGCCCCAAGCGGGATGAGCGCCTGACTCGTTGCAGTAAATCGACTGAAAGTGACCTGCCCGACCGCCTGGACTGCTGAGAGACGCGGAAAGCTGAAGTCGGCCATCCAGCTGTCAAGATCTTCGCCGGAGCATGTTGCAGCACGGGTCGTCACCAGCAGCTTCACAATCAGCTGCTGAATCCACATGGCCACTCCCGCATTCGACTCCGCCAGCGATCGGAGAATACTGCCGATAGAAAAATCCACCAGCTTCAGTGCCCTGGCCTGAATAGCGGTGACCTGCTCGCTCACAAGTTCACTAAATGATTTGATATTGAGGGATGCCATTGCTTACCTCGTGACATCGAAATGGAGGGTTTCCGGGGAGCGGGTCATTGCATCCGTGTAGGACACTGAAACACTGATGCCCCCCTCAATACGCGTCAGTTTCACAACGGGCGGCGGATGGCTGGAGACAGCCTCTTCCAGCAGCATCTGGCCGCTGATGAGGGATTTCCATTCACCCGGCCTGACGGCTTCACCAATTTTCTTTCCCAGCCCGGCACCGTATTCCGGATGAAAAACGTAGTCGCCAGGATTGGTCAATAGCCGCCGCAGAATACGTTGTTTCACGCGATCGCTTGCGGATGCTGTGCGTAAGTCGCCAGTGGAAGAGGCGTCGAGGTCTCCGCCGGTGAAGTGATAGAGGTCGTGCATGATTTAATCCTGCAGCGTGGCTGTGAATTGCTGTTGCGGTGGGTTGGTAAAGTTGCCCTGACCTTTTTCGAGATGCGTGTGACCGCTATAAACAGTACGGATACGATGAACCGGACCGTAGCGGCCATTGTGGTCGCTGATATCTTTCGCGACAGTGAGATTCTCATCGATGCACACGTCACCACCGGTAAAATGGTGTGCAGGCGCGTTGTAAGTGAGTTTTTCCTTCGCCGACAGGAGGACTTCCCCGTTGTTGAGAAACTTCAGCAGCGTACCGCTCTGATGCACCAGCCAGAATTCGCCGGAGGGTGGCCCCGGACAGCGGTCAGCGTCGTTGTAAAACTGCCCTTCAGACATCCCTGCGCCAGGCAGGCCGGAATCAAATCCTACCTCCGCCACAGCGCCGATCATCGGTCCTGCAGCCAGTCCCCAGCCGTTACCCGCCCAGGGCGTACTGAGGGGGATCCACCCCGTTTCCTCTCCGGTTGGCTGGAGCTGAACTTTTACCGCATAGCTAACCGGATCGTAGGCTGTAATAATGCCCTGACGGATGCTGTTTTTGCCGGCCAGGCTCTGACGGGCCGTCGCCGCCATACTGTTAATAAGTACCTTCACCGTGTAACTTCCAGAGCGGAACTGTGGTTTTTGCCGGATATCATCATTCTGTAACCTGAATCCGTACTTAGCGTGCGACGCACCCGATCGCAGAAATAGTGCTGATCAAAGAGGCTCTGAGTGCCCTCGATGCGCACTGACGTTTCAGGCATAAGCAGGTTGTCACCTGCCAATGAGCAGCTGAACGTCATCTCATGCTGAATGATCTGCCGGTAAAGTGACTGAGCCAGGGCGCGTGCAGCATCGGGTGTCAGTCCGTTACGGATCACCCGATAGACCTGCCTGTCCGGTGTGGATTTACCGGGTCCGGTCCCCCCGGCCCGGGCCGGGTAGGTGGCAGTAAACTGTCTGTTTTTAAGCTTTGCATTCCAGCTCAGCACTTCCACCGTAACGCCTTTTGAAATCGTCAGCGCCCGTGCAAAAGTCAGGTCGCTGGAGACATTGCACCGGGGAAAGGCCTGCTCACCGGGCGGCTCCCAGCGGATTACATAGTCATTCCCACAGGCAGAGGCGCGTCCGTGGCCGAAATGAAGGCTGCCACCCTCCACATAAACCGAAAAGTTTTCGATGGCCGCCAGGCTTGTGATCAGATCCCATTCCGTCTGTTCACCGGTCAGATGCGCGGTGTCAATCTGGTAGTATTCGCCGACGCGCTGTGTCGTTGCAGTGACAACCGGTGTCAGGCCGTGACGCTGCGCCAGCATGGTGGCGATCTGTGAACTGGTGAGATTTTTAAAGCTTTCACCCGTCGTCTTCGCGTCAATCAGCTTTGCGGTGAAATCACGTCCCTCTGCTGAAATCTCAAAACGCCCCGGTTCGTATTGCCAGGTATCGATATTGCCTGTGATGTGCTTCTTTTCGTGAACCCCTGCCTGAGTCATAACTGCAATGAACAGCTCGACCGTGATGGTGGTCTGTACCGCCCACCAGTTAAGCAACTGCATGCCAGGAGGAAGCGCTGAAATCGCCAGCGTAAGCTCAAATGTTCCGGCACCGCGAAAGGCATTATTCTCAACGCTGAACGAGACAAAAGGCACTTCTGAACCGTTTAAAAGACAACGCCCGCTGACGTGGCGGGCGCTGGATTCTGTGAGGGGGTTGATGACGTCCATCGTTAACTCGCCGGGCTGGTGGGTATTTTCAGGGTATGAATGCCCCGAAGCTGCGGATCGGTCAGATCATTTGCATCGGCAATGCTTGTCCATAAGGAGGCATCGCCATACTGTTCTGACGCCACCTGATACAGATTGCCTCCGGACAACGTTACCGCCTTCACGCCACTGGCAGCCTGCCCTGCATTAACATTTTTGTTCAGCCTGCCCAGCACTTCCTGAAGGCGATACAGGGCCGGAATGCGGGTCGCATGGTCTGACTGAGTGAGCAGATTACTGACAGTTTTTGAAATGGGGTTATCGGGAACCAATCCGCCCAGAGTAGTGATCTCAACGGCTGCGGCTTCCAGCAGTGCGAGCTCATGCTGAATGATGTTGCGGGCAGCAATAATGGGCCTGACAACAGCCTGAATCTGAACGACGGTAGCATGCGCAAAGTCCGTTACCTGTCTGACCGCCTGATGCAGATTTCTGACGGCCTGCGTGACGGCATCAACGTTGATGATATTGGCTAAGCCCAGCGCACGGCCCAGGTCACTGTCTATCAATCTCCGCAGGGCACCGGTCAGGACATCCACCTTCTCCGGCGAGCCCTCATTACAGATAACTGCCACTTCAATGGAATAGGGACGACGCCAGATGAATTCATACACCGGACTAAAAGCCGTAATCACCACAGTGAAACGGTAATTATCCAGCGTAAGCACAACCGGATGCCCGGCATCCCGCATACGCTCCAGCGCACTGACGCGGTCGCCAGCCTGTGGACCCGTGATAATGCCCGACCAGTTCAGAGGCTCGTATTCCGTGCCCAGCACGTCGATAATACGCCGACCACCAATCATCTGGTGCTGTACTGTTTTTTGCCTGCCGCGGATGGATACCTGTTCAGGGACTTCAAACTCCATGAATTCGAAGTCGCCTAACATCAGGCGCGTAACAGTCGGTTCGATACCCTGCGCGAACTGCGCCAGTGAATTGAGAAATGACATACAGGATGAGCCTGTTTCAGAGGGGGACTTACGGTAATGAGGAAGCTACTGACGGGTATTTGCGAAAATCGATGCCATAGACAGGCGGGTCAGCAGACTGATAAAAAAAGATACCCGGGCCTCCAATTCATTGCAAAGTGATGGGCCTACTCCTGAGCCTGCTCAGCCTGAGATTTCTTCTTTTTCAGAACAGCCAGCTGTTTCTCGTCCTTTGCCGCGGCCTGGGCCTTGTTGACGGCATCTTCAAGCGCTTCATAACTTACTTCACCCGGCAATACCCTGTTCCCGATGATGGTCGTCGGCGTACCTGTATAATGAAGCCTTCTCATCAATTCTTTATTCACCTCGATAATATTCTGTGTATTGAGCGGATACGTGCTGGCTGAAATTCCGGCAGCATGCAGGGCTGAATAGATACGCAATCCATCATCCAGACCGCTGTATGACATCAGTGCGTGATGAAAAGCATGGAATTTTTCAGGATGCTCTATCCAGACGGCAAGCGCCATGCGTGTGACAGCGGTTGACGCTTCCGGGCCGTATGAAATCAGTTTGTAGGTGATGGCTGTCTGAGGATAGGCCTTTAAAAGCCTCTCCAGGTTGGTGTCCAGACGTCTGCAGTGAATACAGTCGTAATTCACAAAAGTGACAATTTTCAGTACTGGCTGCTCTGAACCGACGACAGGAGAAAGCGGATCGTTAAGCAATTTTATGCGGGTAATCGCATCGATCTGCGACAATGGCTGAGTCTGTTCTGACGTAATGTAAGTGCTGACCTGATGATGCGTGACCGCTGCTGGTGCAGGCCATGCGCCGATGAGCATCAGCATGAACAGGTATTCATTGAGCATATCGGGACTCCACGGGCAATTTCACAGAAACCGCGGATAGCGGCAGTGAATGAGGTCTTCAGTGAACTCAGCATGCCGGGAATGGCTTTCAGAATTCTGAAAACTGGAACTTCTGAAAATATTTATTGAGACAGAGTCAAACAGTCACTGCTGGTAGCCAGACTTATGAGAGGTTGCCTGCCTGACCGGGATAAACCATCAGCATCGACGGGTCAAAAGCGCTGGTTGAGGCTGGCGCTCTGGCTACCTGCTTACTGATGCCACTCATGACGGTGGCCACCAGCACCTGCCGGCCTTCATGTGTCATCATAAGATTGACGGGCTGACCGGCATGGCTCTGGGGCACTGGCGGTATCGGTGGATAGCGACCGGTTTTACGGTAAGCCTGTTCCCGCACATGCTGCCTGTCGAAATCTGACTGTGACGGCATCCAGGGCTTATAGGCAACACCGTTGTCACGCGCATTCTGACGGGCAAGTCTGTCACGCTCTGCCATTTCCCGGCTGTGCGATACTGTGCTTCCCGGATACAGGGCCGCCAGCGTTACGGCAGAGATAATACCCGGCAGACCGGTAAGCGCGGCAGTGAGCCCGGTCAGACCCGTGGTGGCACTTCTTCCAATCAGCAGGTCAATGCCCCACCCCGCCAGTTTAAGCGGTGTCAGCAATGCGCCCGCTGCATGTTTAATCAACCAGAATCCCCCGCTGATACCAGCAAGGCTGGTGACAGCCAGTGCAGCCTTTCCGGCAAACTTCGCCATCTCCGGATGCCGGTGCGCAATGTCTGCCATCTGCTGGAGAGAATGCGTCAGACTGTCCAGTCCCTGCGTGAAGGTGTCCAGCAGGCCGCCATCCCTGCCCATCACCAGCTGTAGGTTCTGCCATTTCTTATGGAAGTCGATTTTCTTGCCGTTATAGGTGCTGCCAACCGCGCCATAGGCGTCATCAAGCCCGCGCGCGATGCCATAGGCGTCGATACGGTGATGGATGGTCTCAAGCTGTTTGTCGATGAGGTTAAACATCTTGCCGCCGGTCCGCCCGAATATCAGGGCATTCTCACGCTGCTTCTGTTCTTCAGTGTAATGATTACGGCGATAGATAGGCAGGATGGCATTTTCATAGTATTCAACCGGCGACTGGCTGAAGAGCTGAGCGTTGATAAGTGGATTGCCCCGGAAACGCTTCACGCCCCCCAGGCTGTTAAGCTCAATTTTGCTGGCATCCCATATGCCCATTTTTATGAGGTCATGCGTGACCTGATTCGGCAGTCTGATAATGCCGTTTAACCGGTTGTAAGCGGTCATCAGCGCATCACCCGCTGAGCTGCCCTTAAGCTCGCCGATAATCGGCTCAAGCTCGGCAAACAACGCTTTATTGCTCAGGCCGAACGCAGCAGTGCCGGCTTTGGCCATAAACTGACGGTACTGGGTGAAATCGACATTGCCCCCGGAGGACTGGATTGCGCGGAAGGCAGCGTCCATCAGTTGATTAAACCGCTCAGGGCTTTTCAGGCCGCCCGCGGTCTCGGTAAAGCGCAGCATATCCATCTGCTTCGCAACCGTGGCTTCACGCTGGTGCTCATCCAGTCCGCGGGAGGCGAAGGTGATACGCGCCAGCACGGGGGCTGCCAGTTTCGCCGCGCGCAGCTGCTCCTCCACAGACTTCATGCCGGACTCGCTGAATACCCCCTGCGCCTCGACCAGATACTTCAGCATGTCAGTGGCTGATGAACCACGGACCCGCGTGGTTTCGGCGAAACGCTGTGCCTCCTCTGTTGCAGCCTGACTCATACCGAACTGTCTGAACTTCTCAGTCATGGTCTGGTACCTGGCAGCCTCGTCAACAAATCCCTTCAGCATCCTGAAGCCCAGATAGCCGGTGGCCAGATTGGTCATACCGTCTGAATATGAGCCTCCGCCTGGTGGCCGGCCATTACCACCGCCGTGGCCAGAGCCGCCATCACCCCATCCACCAGGAGGGACGCCGTTATTCCAGCCATGCCACCAGCGACTGTTTCCTGCTGGAGGAGGCAGCGCAGGTCCTCCGCCATTGTTCCCATATCCACCGCTGCCGCCTGCAGCCGCGGCACCCACAGCCAGAACGGGCAGCGTCATTGCTGCACCGAAGCTGCCCGCCAGCAGTGGCACATTACGGGAGGCCCGGTTGATGCGCTGTGTCTGGTCAGCAATCTCGCGGATGGCACCGGCATACTCACTCGCGCCTCGTGACGCACCAGAGAACTCATTATTGAGGGAGCGATTGAGTGCCCGCAGCGCAGATGTCGCCTCACGGGCCGCACGGGTCAGCGCTTTAATGTTCCTGGTGATGGTGACGAACTTCTTATTCAGTTCAATCGCATCACGGCTCACCTGCAGCAGGTTGCGCGTAATCTGGTCATCCAGCGCCAGCCGCACGGCTACGCGGTAAGCCTGAACATCCATGGGATCCTCGTTTTAGGGATGTAAAAAAACCCAGCCAAGGCTGGGTTTAATTTAGGATAAAATAATCATAAAAGAGTAAATGATTACATTAGATTCAGTACGTTATGGCTTTATCAGATGTGCCAGCATCTAAGCAACCGTATTAAGTAGCTAAATTAATATCGCTGCCGCAGTGCTTACATTTTATGGCTTCTGGTTTAATCATCTCAGCACAATAGGGACATTTAACTAAACCTTCACTTATCTGATCCATTTCGATTAACTTATGGTCTTTTCGAATGCAGAGCGAATGAATTAACGCAATTATAAAAAACAAAGCGCCATACAGCCACCAGCCAAAGAATGACCGCCCTTTACTGCTTGCTATAGCAGCAGGAATACAGCCTATCAATGCACACAAAATCAGCAATTCCATATCCCTATCCCCATTAAAAGTATTCAGATAAATCCTAAAGGCAATCTGATATAAAGGGAAGCAAATCTACCACTCTGTGAAACAGGGATCGTCCTCTATCGACTAAGCTCTTCCCTGGTAAATGTGATCAAACCTTTGTTGTAATCCAGATTATGTATACAGGTTTTTAAGTCATGGCTAATCATGTCATTCTTCCTTACCAAGTCTGCCGGCTCAGACTCATCAAACATCTTCATAAGGGCTGAGGAAGTATCATTAACACAATTGAGCTGTTGCTTAGCATAAAAGGCATTGTGGAACGTTAGTCCCATCATAGAAGTCGGAATATAAACTCCTGTAACTACAGTTATGAACATCAGAACTAATCTTAGTTTAATCGGTATCATCACATCCTCCCTTTCTATAAGAGAGAACGGTCACAATACTGATAAATTTAGCTAGATTACAATTATTTACGTTATGGAAGGCTATGTGCCAGAAACATGCCTAAGCGACCCCTTTCAAGGATCGAAATATGCATAGCAATGCTGAATTTTAACCTTAAACTGACGATAACTGGCTTCAGAGTCGACCTCAGGAACATATGGCTATGGATAAGCTCTCCCGGTTATTTGAAAAATCCCGAGATGTTCAGTCGTTTTATAAGCGAACTACTGACGCTCAACTCAATTTTATCGCTGCAAGATGCAATCGAGACGAAGTTGCGGCTATCCACATCAGGCTGAAGCAATTCCGCTCTAAACTAGCAGTTTGCCCGGAATGGGACGGTGACACTCAAGACCAGATATGGGATGCGATCGAGACACATAAACGTCTGCTTGTGCAGATTGATTTGCTAAAGAAGCCATAAACAGTGCTCATTCACACTGAATAATTAAGGCTGAGTGCCGATACTAAAGGCATGCAAGTCAAGGAGAACGCTCAATGGAACAACCAAACCCTCTCGCAGCACTGTCCTTAATCATCTGGTTTTTTATGTTTATACCCTGCTTTCGCATGGCTCAGAAAGCTGGGTTTGGCTGGAAAATGGCGTTACTGCTCTCCTGTCCGGGCATACATTTCGTCATGCTCTACGTCTTCGCTTACAAGAAGTGGCCTAATGCGCCGTATCGATAAGCACTGATCGTTTTTTTGGTTTCCGGTTGAGTGCCGTTCAGAAAGAAAAACCCGCTGGAGCGGGTTATTTGAGTTCATTATTTATGATTTTAAAGTGCTCATAAAATATGCATTATCAATTCAAGAAGCGGATCTTAATTTTCAGAGATTTAAAGACTACTCTTTAATTATTGTCTCTAAATTCTTGGGCAACACGAGAAAGATAGCTCATAACATCATGTTGGCGGGCCATCTCGTGCGCATTTGGATGCATTATCGCGATTAAAGAATATCGGTCTTCATAAAGCTCGCCCTGAACATAGACTAAACATGCATCCTGTTCAGGATGATCACGTTTACAAACCCTGTCATTTTGGGGGCGATTTTTTGGAAACGAGTTTGGGGGAAGACACAAGTGAATGTGCATAAGACCTGAACGGAATGCACTATGAGGCTGAGTGTAAGCTACATCTCTGCCAAAATAGTTAGGCAATTCACCAGTGGCCTTATACCTTTTAAAATCCTGTAATATTGAAGTCTCTAACTCAGGGAACCTTAAAAAAACTTCTGAGAAGAAATTTTCTTTAGTATTTGGATTTATTGAGACTTCAATATGATTCACGTGTTTTTAGCCTTAATGAAAATTAATTTCTTTCATTTTGGCTGTAGTTAGAGATGCTAACTCTTTAATCGCCATAAGATCAGTTCCAGATTGGAACTCTACAGCATCCCGCATTAAATTCTTCGAGAAACTGTTTAAACGCGTAGCAGAAGAGCGAGCTTTAGCAATATGACGCCAATATACTTTCAATTCCGTAGCCACAAACTTAGGCAACTCGTTGGAGGCTATAGTTTTTTTTATGTCTTCTTCAAAAGCTCTTAAAAACATCTCACAAGCCTCGGTAGTCTCCAGACCGTTTTCCAAAACGTACTGTTTTGCAGATTCTGAATCCAATTCGACAAGCCGGATGTAATAATCGTCCATTGTGTTGGTAAGCTGACTAAGCGCCTTCTTACCTTCTTCTACGCTACGCGCGTAATCATCAAGCGAAGGGACGCCATTAACTGAGTCAGCCATGATAGGTGCGGGATGGGCTATAAAATCCTGAGCCATAGCAGCAGGTTGAGCCAATGGCCCACACAAAGCAGCGAATGTAATGGCATTAAAGGGATTCATAACAACCTCAATAGACATCTAAAAATTACTGATAACTTGTGTTATCGGTACGAAGTCTAATACCTTTACTCATATTTGAGCAATCTTAAAACCAACATGATCGAAGCACGTTCGCCGAAGTTTTAAAAGGTCAAAATGCACGTTTGCCGAAGTTAGCAGCAGATTGCTTATATAGTAATTAACGATGTCGTCATGATCGAGTTGCATGTATCTTTATCACACAATGTTAAAGGCCGGATGAATAGCACTTTTTGTTACGGACTTGGTTAAAAAGAGAGTGAATTCATTCAAATGTACGCGTACTATCCGCCGCCACTCATATTACATCACACAAACCAACATTACCCACCTAAAAAATCACTGAAAAAACATTGATATACAGAAAACACATAAAATTGGATTTTATAGAGTTCAAACACAGTACAGCAGAGTTCAGAAGTAAGTGATTGAGCCCTTGAATGCCCATTTAGAGAAGGGTGCAAGATGCAAGGACGTCATGGAAACAGTTACTAAGCACTTCATGCCTTCACAAGGATAGACTCTAAGCTTTTCAGTTCATTAATAAGCCTTAAAGCTTTGTGATATGGCCATCCCAACTGACTCCATCAGCGGGTCAATCTTCCTCAAATATGCTGGTCCAATGAAAGGCCGCGGCGGTATGTGTTCAGTGCCGACCTCCTGCCATAGCCCGATTTCACTTTTGGTCCCAACGATGGCTGCCAGACCCACTACCTCACTTTGGATGGAATCTCTGAGCTCGCCTGAGCGCAGCAGCGGCTCGTCTTCGGAGTAACCCTGACGTATACGGTCGGCTTTGGTGGATTCGGCCAGCGGTGCCCAAGGCTCAAAGGGCCCGTAAGCGGGCTGGTACACGCCGATTTCTTCCTTCGCTGTTTCCTCAATCTCTTTAACGATGACGCGGAAACCCGACTCCAGCCCGGTAGATATACTGGCTGATGCAGATGACATCTCTCGCGCAAATTGCTCAAGGTCCACTAATTACCTTCCTCCCACCTTCGTGTGTGCCAGTTATAAGAGCCGCCCTCAAGCTCTCCGATGACGACACACATGGCAATTCGCTCATGGGGCATCAGCTCTGTAAGGTCAGGGAAAATCACGCTGAACGGAACCCCGGCTTTCATCAGCCAGCACTGGTTTATAAACCCGGGGTTCTGCGCTAGTTTTTTGCTGCGGTCTCCGTGGCCTCATCTTCGTCGTCTTTCGACCTTGCACGAAGGAAGGCACTCACCGCTTTAAGCCCGTTTTTGCCCAGGATGGCAAGCATGCTTTCAATCTGTTTCGGGTTCTGCGGTAGCGGGTATTCCTCGCCATCAATATCAGCTACGGCCGCAGCCGGGAAGGCATACATGTTCATGTACATCACGTTGATGGCCATTTCCGGGCCCACCGCAACCGTCAGCCGGGATTCCTGCACCGGATCGAGCTCACGCAGGGTAATAATGCGACCACTGGCATCCCGGACCTGGTCTGATCTCACTGGCGATTTCGCTACTGCGGGCGGCGTTTCATGCACTCTGACCTGCACCATTGATTACTCCTTAGTTCACTTTTTTACGGCGGTTCGCCGTCCATGACAGGGTCTGGTTCACTGTCTTTTCCCCCTGCTTGTTGCCGGCATCGGTGAGGTGAAACGACACGCCCTCATACCGATACACACTGACAGTGCCGTTGGCTTCGGTAATGGTTTCAGTAATGGTGCCGCGGGGCTGATCGATGCCGTTGTAATAGTTGTCTTCCCATTTCGCCCAGAAATCATCGAGAGTGGCATCCATTCGCTCTGCAGCGATGGTGCCGTTCCAGCCGACGGGGATCTGCAGCTCGTCGGTAATGCCATTGAGCGGTGTGATTTTATGGGTTGAGACCTGCGGCTTTGAGTCAAAACTCATGATTTTGGGAATGCGCAGTTTCCCCGTGGGAGTATTGATATCGACAGCAATATCACGCCCGACGGTGTAGCCCAGGGTTGGCATGGTTCATCTCCGGAATGAGTAATGAGGCAGGATTCAGCGCGACAGGCTGTCCGAAACGGAGATGGACACGCTGCCACCTCCTTCCAGGTTAACCAGGAAATAGCGGACCACGTTTAGGTACTTCACCTGCACATCGGCTGTCATATAGCCAAGTGCGACACGGTCATCCGGATTGTTGCCGGCATCAACTCGCACAGCAAAGGCTGGTCCGCCATTCGGATCGCCAATCATCTTCAGCATCTCAAGATTCGACAGGAAAGCTTCCAGGGTGCTTTTAGTCTCCCGGCGCAGCTCCGTGGTCTGGTTGTCACCCACTACGCTGCCGAAGCTCGCCGCAATGGTCAGCGACAGGAAGTTGGTCATGCGGGTGTAGGTGTCATCGTTCTGGGTCGGATTTGATGACGTATTACGCCCGGAGCGCATGCCAAAGTAATTGCCGCCCGGACAGGGATTGGTGATGACATCAAGACGTGCTGAGTTGATGGCACCGATTTCCGCTACCGAGTAAGGTCGCCCGGCCAGCTGGCGCTCGGTTGCGATGATGCCAGGGATGCGTTTGTTCAGGGTGGAGATATGAGGTGATCGGGCTGCAATATTCGCCGCTTCGAACGTGGCGGGCGCAATCATGCGGTTGATACCGTTTGCGGTATCCTTCCAGAATGGCCAGTCACCGACAATCAGCTTAAAATGCCAGTCATCCACACCTGAACTGTTGAGAGTCTCTGACACCGCTTTATATCCGGCTGAAGCCGGACCCTGCGCGATGACATACGCGCCTTCGGAGCGGGCAAACGCTGCCATGGCAGGCCAGCAATCTTTCTTGGTGAGATCAACCAGGTTGATGACCTGTGAATTAGTGCCACGCAGAGCGTACATGCCTTTACGGGTTCCCTCGATGCTATCCGTACCGAGAAGAACTGTATCAGTGATCTCAGTAGCGCCATCGGTACCACCATTAAGAGTGACTTCTGTTGCCGCAGCCTGCGCAGCGGATTCAGGCGTAGTTACAGTCGCGTGAACAAGCTGGCTCGGCCCCCGGATGTTCAGCTGGCCGTGATTCACTGCATCTGCCATCGCCTTCCAGAGCGTATCCCCTCCGCCCTGCAGGTTGTCAAAGACTTCAGCACTCACACCCGGCAGACTGATGGTCAGCTTTTTTGAGTTAGCTGCGGTACCGCTGCCGATACCTGCAATAATCTGGTTTCCCCGCGTCCCGCTGTATAGCGCCGTAAGCAGCAGTGCTGATTTGCCGCCATTTTCAAAGAGTTTTCCACTGGCGGTCTTGTCCTCACCGTTTGTCACACGCACACAGTTCAGGTTTGATGCCCCGAGCTGAAGTGAAATGGCAGCCGCCGTTGCAAGATCGTATTTTCGGTCTTTTGGCGCGCCCAGAAAGAACGCTAAATCGTTATCCGAACTGATACGAAAGGCGCTGTTAACCGGCCCCCAGCCTGCAACACCCACCAGCCCCAGCCCATCGGTGGGAACGCCATTGATGTAGCGCGCTCGGGGTGGCACAACCTGGACATACAAATCCGGAGCGGTTAATGCAGACGTGTTTAGGTCGCCGGCTGGATATATCGGCATGACAAGTAACTCCCTGAGGATGTGGTGAGCAGAACGGAACAGCCAGCAGGCGGGGTATGACCGCGCCCGTCAGTTTCTCTGATGAAGGTGGCTGCCGTTCAGGTTGACAGCAGTGCTGATAACTTCAGGTGCGCTGATAACCTGCGTGGTAGCGTAGTTAACACTGAAAATCAGGTCCCGCCGGTAGACATGCCAGTTTTCTGACCTGTCTGAATCGAATTGCCGGGCATAGAGAAGCTGTGCGGGTGCGCCATCGTTCAGGTCAATGTGACACTGCTCAGAGAGCGCGGCATCAATGGCACTGCCAATGCGCTCTCTGAGGCCGGGCGCGGGTGCCCAGACAGTAATCTGGAAATCTTTTATCTGCCTGCGCAGCTCTTTTACAGCTGTGCCCGCGGTTGTGACGGAAACACTGAGACGTTCCGCCATCAGGATGCAGACACTGCTGAGCACAGTGAATGACTTTGGGAGTGCTGCAGAAAGCTCAGAAATTGCCTGTTCCGTGGTGGTGCCCTTCGGGAAATGGAAGGTAAACGCTTTTCCATTAAGACTTACCTGCACATTAGTCAGGGCAGAAGCCATACCGGCAACACTGATGCTGCTGCCGTTCACTGTAAACTGCAGAGTAGGTTTACCTTTCGCGATGACGCGACAGAGCCTCCCGAGCGCAGTGTTGATTTTACGCTCTGCCGGTAGTGGCCAGACGGAGATGTGCACACCGCCGTTATCGATATCCTGCTGTAGGTCGCCAGGCACGGGCCAGCCGGGGTAGATTTTCACTGCTGCATTGACGATACCGGGTAACCGGCTGCCGCCAGGATACACCACCTCAGCGACCCGCCTGGCCAGAAAACGTGCGACATCATCGAGGCTGGCCATGTTATACCGTCACCTGAAGTGCCGTCAGCCTCCAGCCCATTTCAGTCAGCTCCGTGCCGCTGATAACAAAACGATGCCCGGCCTCATCTGTTATGAAATCCCCAGCATGAAGAGATACGCCACTGAACGCGGGCAGCAGAATGTTATGCCATGCACTTCGGGTCTCGCCCGGTAACTTCAGCGGGCTGTGCTCACCGCCACGATTCAGCAGAACACTCGCTGGCCAGCCGGACATGATGAGCCTCTCATTTGCTACAGTGGTGCCACCGTAATCCTGAAGCCCGGCATCATTACCCGCCTGAGCAGTACGCCGGATACTGACAAGCCGCTCAGCTCTGACGCAGAGGATGGGCTGTAAGAGCGGCATGGCAGCCACATAAAAGGTACCCTCATCTGACACCAGCATATCGCCCGCCCCGAACCCTTCAGCATCAAAGATGCCAATACGGATGGCCTGTCCGAACCGGGCTGCCCGCATGTAACCATAATCGGTAACGAAGGAGGCAGAAATCTGCCGCAGTGGTTGTGCTTCAAGCGGATTGAAAGGTGATGTTGCCCGGTAATGTCGCGCTATAACTCCCAGGCGTTTCGCGGCCTTTCCGTTACCCTGACTGACCTTTGCGGCCAGCTGATGTGCGTCCATGTCAGCACCGGGTCACAGTCGATGTGCCATTGCCCAGCGACGGTCCCGGTGGAATGCCGAGCAGTCCACATAACTGACGCCGCCACTGATTGTAGAGACGCGTACGGTCTGACACCTCTGAGCGATTGCGCTGCCACACGGCCGCCTTATCTGTGTCGAGGTTTTCGGCTGCGTGGGTAATGCCAATTTCAAGACCAGCCAGAGTAATGAGGTAACTCACTACAGTAGCTTCCTCCTCAGCCCGCAGCGTAGTCAGCCGGTGAGCCAGCGTCTGGTACCGGCCAGACGTCACCTGCGCATAGGCCGCATCGGAGCGGTCATCAGGCGACGTGTCACCCAGTAGTGGGTAGCCCATAAAGCGGCGTGCATCGACCAGCTGTTGAGGGGTCAGCATGGATAGCTCCATAGAGAGTGTTATTCCGGGTTCAGATTTTCCCCATCAGTACCGCGGTATGTTCGGGTTTGATGTTCTGGCATCCCCAGGCTGCGGCGATTTCATAGCGCACGCGGCGGTACTGTTTGTACATGGAGACCTCGAAAGACATGTTGGTGCGCGGGTCGGTGATCATAATGCGGTCATCCGCCATATCGCCTTCTTCAGGCAGCGCCGGGGCACGGGTGGCCAGAATGACAGCTGAGCGGCTGAAGGCAAAGTTAGCCGTAAATTTGCTGATAATCTTAACTTCACTGCCTTTCTGAAGCTTCTCACGCAGGCCCGGCGCGAGGATGGTAAAGCCTCCACCGCTCGGAACACTCTCAATGAGATATTTATGATTGCCAGCGACGAGGACATCTCCCGGACTGGCTACCTTTTGAGGCGTTTTAATACTCAGCACGGTTTCGCCCGGCACCAGATCGTTTTCAAGCGTAAGCTTTTCGACTGCTGCACTGTCTGAAGCATGCATCGCTACCCCTGCTGACTCTCGCAGAGTAAAGCCGTGCAGTTCCAGCAGTGTGCCCTGCGCACGAAGTGCCGTGGTTCCGGCTTCGTTTGCTTTGGTCAGCTGCGCCATGGTGCGCAGTGCCGCGCCTGCAGTTGTGTCAATGACACACTGCAGATCGCTGAGTGGTGCGCCGTTGTCGGTGAGGATTTTGCGTAACTGCGCAGTGTCCGTAAGCGTATGTTCAAACGGTACTTTATCCGTTGCCCCTGTAGCTCGTGAGGCACGGCGAAACAGCTGCCCCAGGTCGACTTCGATTTCGTTAACCAGCGTACGCATTGCCTGGGTCACCTGGTCGCGACGAATGCCGCGGTATCCCGGACCCGACTTGATGCCTTTCTGTTGCTCACCTTCCCAGCGGAACGGCACCATGCGGGATTTCGTGATAGCCAGCGGCACATTACCAATGTCCTGGTCACCGTCATCAGGCGGGAGCTGACCGGGTTTGACGTCTTCAGCATCTGATGCAGGCGTAACAGGAATGCGAATGGGCTGATTCAGCGCTGCGCGTTCAGCCGAGGCATCCAGCGTAATGGATGGAATGAAGCCGCACAGTTCACGGGACACGATGTCCAGTGACTCATACAGGTCGGGAATGAGTTGATTAAGGTTGTTAGCCATTCAGGGTTTCCTGTTAATCGGAGATCTGCACCCCTGCCCGTGCCCTGTCACTCTGCTCCTGAGGGCTGAGTGACTCGAACTGTTGTCGGGTAAGCGTGTTAGGTTTTGTGTTGCCATTTCCGCCACCTGAACCGCCGCCTGATGCACCGGTGCCTTTGAGGATCTGGTCTTTATATGGGTAGTGCTCAACGAGAATGCTCAGTGCTTCATCGAAGCCGGCAGATTCACCGGGTTTCACCGCACTGAAGATTTTGTTGCCTTCACGGTCGAATGCTGTGACGGCGTCACCGACCACCTGGAAGTTACTGCCAAAGCGGGCTTCCACAAGGTCTGCGGGGATACTCATCTTTTCGGCGATGAATTTTGAACGGGCGAAGCTGCCGCCAATTTTCTCCGCCGTAAGCTTCTGGCTCAGGTCGTCGCGCTCTTTCACGATCGGCGCATATTTCTCTTCCAGGGCACGCACGGCTTCCGTGCGAACCTTTTCAACTTCACCGGCATCCACCAGCGTTTTGTCTTCCAGGTTCTTCACGGTTTCCAGCGCAGTAAGCGCCGCAGCCGGATCATCAATTCCTTCGAAGGTCTTAAGCAGCATTTCCGCGCTCTCTGCGCGCTCACGGTGTGATTTCGCTTCGCCATTCAGTCGTGAAATGGCCTGCAGTGTGCCGGGGGCATCAAATGCAAATTCTTTGCCGTCATCCTGCACGTATACAGGTTTGCCATCGTTTACGACCACCTGGCCGTTCTCGTCGAGTTTCAGTTTCATAAGGTCATCCAACCGGGTAAGAGCCATCCGGCTCATGGCGCCGCGCTGCATCCGCAGCGGCTGGCAATAAAAAAGGCCCTGCGTATGCACGGGCCTGAAAAAAATTAATCCGGGATTGTTGCCACCGGCCTTTCTGTAGTGGGAGGAGGCATGGCGCGGATGCGCAACTGCTCATCTGCCCAGCGGAGTTCACTGTTAATGAGACCGCGACGCTGTATCTCGTTGAAAAGAGTCTCGTCAGACAGCGCACGCGTTTCATACATGCTGATGAGGAAGTCAGTTGATGCTTCAGCCAGCGTGGTGGCCCCGAAGTCACTAAAGATCATCACGTGACCACCCTCAGCTTCGCCTGTCCATTCGGCCATATATTGCAGTGCCAGACGGGCAGCATCAGTGAGGTCGCACACCATACGCTGCAGGGCACTGGTACTCGCCTCATTGTCGGTCAGTGTCTGAACTACGGTACGGTGGCCGGGTTTAATTACCAGCAGCTCCGCCCCGATTTGACGCATTTTTTCTTCCAGATCGATGATGTCTGTACGACCGGCTTCGATGGCTTTACCACTGTGCTCAACGTAACGCAGGTCTGCTTCATCTTCTTCCGACAGGATGGCCGACGCGGCACCTACCGAGATGGGGCCATCCCCCAGCTTTTTGCCAAACAGAACCGGTACGCGGGCGACATGCAGAATGGTCTGCTGGTCGCTGCGCGACTGCCAGTGTTCGACGTTAAGCCAGGCCAGCTCGGCCAGAGGGGCCCTGCCGTTCATGAACCCGCGCTTGTCGCCATATACCGGAACAAAGGTGATTTTGTTCAGGCTGGTGGTGCCCTCTTCGTGCAGCTGCCATTCAAGGACGCCGCTGGTTTCGTTCAGCTTTTCGCGGTAAATCCGCCAGCGGCCAGGATTCAGCACCCTGACCTGTTCGATGTTTTTCACAACGAATTCATTCAGGGGGTCTCGCTCACTGACTGTCTCAATAAAGCGCAGCATGGTGAACGTTTCCTGCCCGTTCACACGCTCAGAGTCGTAATCCAGCAGACTGTTAGCATTGACCTTAACGAAATAGGGTCGCAGCCCGCGCTGACGCTCTTCGGCCAGGGAAAGTTGTTGATCGGCTGGCGGATGCTCGACCAGAATGCCGCAAAGACCATAGGCCATAGCCTCTTCAAAGATGTCAGCCAGGAATGAATGGAGATTGGTACCCTGCAGGTCCACATCTCCGAACATTTTCAGAATACGTGCAGGGATGTCTTTCTCATCCCATGTCACTGGTCTGGAAAAGGGTTTGCCGCTAAGCACCTCGACCGTTCGGGAAAAGGCCGGGAAAAGCGTGGCCGTTGCCAGCCGGTTTTTATAAAACGCCTCTTCTTCATTGGGCCATTTAGGCAGGTACGTTTTACCCGCCTGCCGCATGACTGACGTGCCGCCCAGCAGTGCGGTGATCATTGGCCAGCATCCGGCCATCGACTCAATTTTCGGCGATCGCTTACGGACGTCGTTGCTCATAAAGATGTTCTGTCAGGCAGTGAATGGTCGGACTGTGGTGCCTTTCGGCTGGAACAGCTCGGTTATGGCCCAGACCAGAGCGTCGAGGCGGTCCGGTGATTTTTTTGCGCTGGCAGGTACGTATTCCAGCAGCTGGTTCTCAAGCTGGTAGAGATTTCCGCGATGTGCCACCCGCCCCTGTTCATACAGCGCTGAAATCGGTTCTGCGCGGGCAAACTTACCTTTACTGGCGTGCACACGAATGATGCGACCGCGGAAGCCGGCATTACGCAGGGTGTCCTCCGCCATGTCACCTCCCTGGTTAGTTTCAATAACAATGGCTTCAGCATGGTGCTCTTCATAGGCTCTGATGGCGCGCTTCGCCCAGCCATTCGGCGAGTACTTACCGGAGTAATCTGCGTCAGCAGAAAACAGCCGGTCATTACCGCGCCCGTAACTGCTAGCCACGACAATACCGGTTTCATCACTCTCTTCGCTGTTGGTCGCCTGCGGGTCAATGGCGACGACCGTCCGCGACGGCTGCAGAGTGATATCCAGCGCGCGTGCACCGGACACCATCGCTTCGGTCCAGAGTGCACCGTCGGCATTAAACCGGCGGGGCCGCTGCATATACTGTGCTTCAGTTGTGCGCCGGTGTGAAAACAGCGAAACACGATGCGACTCGTTGTGCTTGTAGGGCCACAGCCAGCCGTCGGGCAGACCATGTTCAATGGATATTGCGTGCGAGTTTTCCGGATAGAGCGCTGAATACTGTTCGCTGTTATCAATCAGCACCGGCAGGTTAAGGTGATGCCACTGTTCCCCACTGCCACCGCGCAGCAAGTATCCGCTCAGGTCGTGGTAGTGAATGCGCTGCATGATGACCACGATGGGCGTGGTTTCAATGGCAAGTCGGGAGCGAATGGTTTCGTTGAAGCGGGTGTTGACACCTTTGCGTATCGTTTCGCTGTAGGCATCGTCAGGTTTAACCGGATCATCAATTATAAGACTTCCCTGCCAGCCCGGCTCCATGTGTCCGGCACGAAAGCCGGTAACCTGCCCTGCAGCGGATGAGGCATACACCCCGCCGCCGTATTCGGTCCACCACATCGCTTTACTGTCGGCATCATCGCGCAGCGCCATTGGCCACATGGCCTGAAAGGCTGAGGATTTTACAATGCTGCGCGTGGTTGATGAATTCAGTAATGCCAGATTGTGGGAATAGGACAGGTGCATGAAGCGGGCGCGGCGGTTCAGCGCCAGCCCGCGGCCCATCATGTTGATGGTGGCCAGTTCCGTCTTGGTGTAGCCAGGCGGAACATTGATGATGAGTCGCTGGATATCGCCATCAATAACCCGGTCCAGCGTCCGCTGTATCACCTGATGATGAGGCGCGACGATCATTCTGCTACCGGTGCGCTGCTTAAAGAAGTACCGGGTGAAATAGAGTCCGTCCTCTTCACACTCTATACGGCGTGCAGCGTTCTTAAAGTCAGCAGTCGTCATCCTCCAGCATTTCCTGGCGAGCCTGTCGGTATTCCTCGCGTGTGAGTAGCGCAACCTCAAGCGGGCCGCCGTCTTTCCCTGTCAGTGAAGTCGTAGCCTGTTCGCGGAAGGCCTGCACTGAAATGTGTTTGCCAAGCAGCTCGAGGTTTCTGACTTTGTCAGGCCACTTAATCTTCTTGAGGATGCCAACCATCTCTCGATCTTCACCGCGACCTTCAAACATCTCAGCAAGGTCGAATCCGCTAAGGTAGCGACGCCATGAGGCTGGCCACTGCGACACGGGCTTAATGCTCATTTCATCGCTTAAGATGTCGAGCACGTCCATTTCGTCAATTTCAACCAGGCGGCGCAACACATAGTCTGAATTTACCTCTACCCTTTCATTGCGCTCTGATTTAAGGTCAATGATGCGTTGCGCAACATCAGGTTTTGACAGGTTTTCAGATCCAGTTCGGTTTGCAGTCTTTTCACTGTACCCCGCCCTAATGGCCGCTTGCGTGGCGTTCAAATCGATGAGGTACTCGCGACAGAACATTTCTTGTTTGTCGGTGAGTGCCATTTTAATTCCAGGAAATGAATATGTCAGAAGTTACTAAGCGCACCGCCAAGAATGCCGGTGATGCAGGAGAATATTACGTTGCCTATATGCTTTCTCGCCTTGGCATAAGCGCAGCTTTAACAACGAGCGGTTCAAGCAGGGTCGATATCATTGCGACAATCGACGGTTCTAAAAGCATAAGCATTCAGGTAAAAGGCTCTTGGGCTAGATCTTCCCCTAGGCAATGGACTGTTGGCAATCACAGACCAATAGTGTCACCTGACTTGTTTTATGTCTTCTGTAATATGTCTGAGGATATGAACAATACTTCCGTCCCTGTAGTATATGTTGTTCCCAGCTGCGACGTAGATGCTTTATCGACATGGCATCATCAGGTGCCTCTCTTTAAAATATCTAAATCAGACGACGATAATTATCTTAATCGTTGGGACTTTATTCAGCTTGCTCTGGCACGTACTCCATCTTGAGCACGTCATCACGCGCCAGATATACCCAGCCAACATCTTCGCGTGCGATGCCGATGAAGCCGTTAACCACTTCAGGCTGTGAACGGTTCACCAGACCCTCATGAGTCTCACCGGATTTGGTGGTGACTGTGATGCAGTCGGTTTCTGGCATACTGGCTCCAATAAAAAACCCCCATCCGGAGGTTTAATTTTTTTGCTTGCGTCTTAGCTTCAATGTTAGTGCTTTGGCATCAAAATCTATTTGTTCATAGTCTTTAAATAAAGCGATTAAAAAGCCTGCACCTAAAAAACAGACTGCTGCTAATGCAGCAATCTCAATGCCCGTCATTGCAGCAATCGGCATCAAAGCAAAAGATGATAGCCCTCCAGTAGCAGGCATGGCTGCAACTGATACTCCCACCAAAGCAATTGTTGCGGCGCTAGCATGAGCTATCGTTTTGCCTTTCATAACTTTTTTGGCAAGCTCACCTTCAACAATAATCAGGTCAATATTATTTTCTTTCGCCTGCTTAAGTTCGCCTTTTGTCCTTACAACAACTCCCTGCATGCGATTCACCTCCATAATAATTGTTTACATGGTATCGGCGAATTAGCACAAAAGTTGAATAATTTTCGCAATCACACTACTTCAAATACTGCTCTCTGATGTACGGCTGCAAAGCGACTATCTGCTTTCCGGCAACTTCGATTTGCTCTCTGAGGGTGTAATAATCCCGCTGAGCGGCGTTAGTAATCAGGCGCTGGCCGCATCATACGAAGTGGCGGTGCCGGTGCCGCATTGCTTCGCACAGGTGACGTGGAGCTACAGCCGACGCTAGTCGTGAAAAATTACTTTTTGCTGAGCTCAACACTGTCTGTGGTGCAATCCAGCATGCCAAAGTATTCGTCGGTTGCTGACTGACCGCTACGCTGAGTGAAAGGAACCAACCAGATATTGTTCCCGAATGTCATCTGGTCATAGTCGATTAGAATTCCGTTCTTTTCAGCTGCGTCCTGAACGTCAGAGAAATTTTTCCACTCGGCCTGGACTCCGGTTTTAGCCCGAATCACTTTAGCCATGATTGTCTGATTATCATAGTGCCGACACGCTTCAGCCTGGGCAGCATCAACTTTTGAAGGCCTGATTGATACTATTAAAAGAATCATCACAGCCAGTGCGAGCACTGCCAGAACTGTAATTGTGATGGCTAAAATTTTGACTAACCGTTTCATGTGCTCCTCATCCATAAAGCTCAGGATCAGGAGCATACCCGATGAGCCTTGTGCTGATCACGCTGCTTTGCCTTATGACAGCCGGATTACCTTCACTTTTGCCGTTCCCTTTCGATTTGCCGGATGGCGGCCTTATCGCGGTTACACTGTTCAACAACGCTAAGCAGTCGCTCATTTAACTCCAGACTCTCTCCCCAGGTAAGCGGCTCTGGAATAGGCGGCACTTCGCATTCAGCCAGTAGACTTGCCGGTATTGGCACTGGCGGAACCTGAACGTAATTTGTCGATGTGCTCGCGCAGCTGCTCAGCAGCATGATGAGGAACAGGCTCAGAGGCACAGCTGTTACCTTTGACCAGCTTTCGGATAACAACCACCCTGCCTTCGCTTTCTGCATGGCTTGCCTGTTTATCATTCTGGGTTGCCCGGGCAATGTCGTTGAAGAGTTTCGTCGTTTTGAGAACGTTATTCGTGATAGCTTCCGCTGAGGCTTTTTCCCTCTGTAACTGATTTTTCTGCTCGTTCAGACGAGCATTTGACGAGGACTGAAGCTTCACAGTGACACCAAGCCCTGTTGCCAGAACAAGCAATAGCAGGATGACGATGACATCCCACTTAATTCTGCTGAAGGTCATCGCCGTTCTCCGCCAGACATAGTGCACGCTCAGTTTCGCGGCGGTCCATCAGCCCTTTCCACTTCCTGCCCCCGGCAAAGACCCAGCGGCGAAGTTCATTACACGCACCGTTCGTGTCGCCTGCGTTGAGTTTTTTCAGAAGAGAAGAACGGGAAAAAGCGTCAGTACCGGTGTTATAGGCAAAGCTATAGAGCGCGGCCCGCCGGTATTCACTAAGAGAAACGGTAACGAGACTATCAACTTTTTCCTGAACGGGTATAAGGTCAGCACGCAGCAGAGTGTCACATTCCTGATCGGTATAGGTTTTGTTTCTGACGATATCTGTTCCCGTATGACCATCACACACCGTGAGAACGCCTGCCACATCCAGATACGGAACATAACGACGACCTTCCAGACCATCCGGTCCGCCCAGCAGCGTAATCGCCAGAGTCAGGGCACCCGTACCGGCAGCAGCGAGAAGTCTGTTACGCAGCGCAGCGGAGATAGCCATGATTCAGCGCGGCTCGTCCCTGCAGGTGCAGCGCAGCGCCCTGATCTCTGCCAGTGTTGTTTTGCGCCTGTAATACCAGTTGATCATGCAGGTAACGGTCGCAATGCTGATACCGACCAGCACGCCAACAGCACTCCACTCTTCGGGACTGAAGTAGGTAAGGACACCATGGAGTACAGATCCCGCTGATGCAGTATAAGCAACACCGGTTGTGAATTTGCTCATCTTGGTTTGCCGCGGAGAGTATGGAGGAATGAAACCTGTGCTGGAGGGTGGACGGGGTGCAGTGACGGCACATCCGGCCATAAAAAAAGCCCTGACAAAGATGACAGGGCTGAATAAAAATCTCTCGAGGGTCATTTACCCATCGTTGGAGTCAAAATAACACAAAAAATGGAAAAGTAAATAGCGCGCTATAACATCGCTATGTAAATTATCGCTCGCTATTTAGTGATGCGTAATAGCTGTTTTTCCGCCCATGCCTCTTCCCGGTGGAGTTCAGCCACAAGGAACTCAAGCAACTGCTTCACACTCTTGTTCCATGTATCCAGCGTGATAGCGTCCGTGACCTGACACATCGCCCTGAACACAACGGAGGAAGGAATACGTTCAAAACCTCGCCCGGAACACCGCTTACAGGGCTGATAAACAGGCACCCCCTGGAATTGTGTCATCACACGGTTAATGGATTCCCCGCGCCCTTTGCAGTCTTTACATGCCGCACGCACAACTCCCTTCCCGCCACATTTGCTGCAGCACTTTCCGTTCCGCAGGCCTGTGCCGTTACATGCATGACATGGCGCTTCGGTATCCGGGCTGCGCGCATAATCGAGAAAGGCGTAGCCTGCGATGACCGTGATGACGGCCATGCGCTCTTCTTCTGGCAGTTTTGTGAGGGCCGGATAACGTGAAGACACCCTCAGACCGGTTTTAGCCAACAAGCGTACGGCACGACCTTTGTCATGGTGACTGAGCTGCATTTTGCCGAAGAAGGCGGAATAACCGAGGGCGGCACGCTTCTGCATCATACCCAGCGCGGCCATTACATCGCTGCCGGTCATGGCATTAGGCGAACGGGAGGTCTGACGGATGAAGGGCGAAACGGAGCGTGGGCTGTGATACTTAACAACATTTTCAAGTTTCATCGTAGTGACTCTGTGCCAGTAAGAAAGTTACCGGCACTATGAGTAGGTTAAGATTCATTTTTCTGAATTACGGCAGAATCGTTCTGCAGAGTGAAAAATGAATTTCTGAATAAATTTTTCCTTTGGCAGTTCATGCCTGCCCTTCTCTGTCACACGACACCACAATTCAATGAGCGCTTCACCGGTGTGATGTCGGGGGCTGGCCCCTTTCTTCCACCCGATAAGTGTGGAGGCCACCACATCCAGTTCATCCGCGATGTCCTGCAGAGAGTAACCAAAACGGCTCAGGTCTGTGAGTATCCGGAACCAGTCGATTTTATGAATATTAATGACGGGCAC